AATTTATCTAATACTAATAATTTTTCCCTACTAATCATTGCACCTATAGATGCTGCTGTTTGAAGTAAAGTTTTAAATTCCCTTTGGCTACGAGCTTCATTATAAGAAGAACCATATATATCTTCCCTAATACGATGTCCATAATATAACAAATATAATGCAGCATCTACACCTTTACTGTTAAGTACTGCTTCAATATGATTCATTTCAATATCATCTGTTTGCCCGTCATTTTTTATTAAAGAATAAAGAATATTTACTCCATCTTTATATAGTTCCTCCTCCATATCCGTAGGATTAGGAGGATAATTTTCAAAACGATCCATAAGTTAGACTCCTTAGATAAATAGGGAGAAAGTAATTACACTTTCTCCCTATTATACCACTTATTTTACATAAGCAGTAAAACCAATAATTAAAGTTTTTCCATTCTTGAGAGTCATAACTGGCTTATTCCCACTAGAGCTAGCTACAACTTGAGTTTTACCTGAAGATTTAGATGGACGAGAATCAGCAACCTTATTCCCTTCAGCATCAAACAATCCAGGTCGAGTTGTAATCACCATTTTTCCTTCATCATTAAACTCGACACTTATATTGTCGAAAGAAGCTGCCCAGATATCACCAGTAGTATTTGAATTAATCTGCTCTGCCATTCTTTCCTCCTTTAATTCCACCAATTATTTTCAATTCTATCATCTATAATTTCATCAGGGAAAAAGTATGACCTCATTCCAGAATATATGATTTCATCATCACATACTTGTTTACCTGGAGAAGACATATTCACCCATCCAAACTCTATTTGCTTACCACATAAGAAACATTTCCCTCTACGTTCATCAAAGTGGTAGTCCAATTCAAACTGTTCCCAATTTTTTCCTTCAGCATCTATTCCAGTGAGAACTTTTCTTCCATGAATATTAGATAACAACATCTTTAACTCCAAAGACTTTATCCTGACATACTTGACACATACCAGAGATGGTATATTCTTTCTGAGATAATTCATCTCTAAAGTCTATAGCATCTCCATCACATGTCATACACAAACTATGTGCTAATTGAAGCTCTCTACTCTTACCTGTTAATACAGATATATATAAATCTAACCTAGCAGTTTTACTACTAGGTTCAGGCTTATTAAACATAGGAAATTATTGGCTCCTGTGGGTCTTTCTTTATACACTTAGCACACCATCGTGCAGGGATTGACATAGCTGCCATCTTTCCAGTTCTCTTATCTGAACATACATCCATGTATGCTAACCTATCAATAGGAAGTATTGTTCCACACCTACAACAGGTCATACAATCTACACAATATAATCCATTATTTACTCCATTATTAATATATTCAATAACCATTAATGTTTCATTGCATCCCTTACATTTATCTGTCACGCATTCACCAAAATATTAAACTCGCTGGGGCCAGATGGCCCCCCAGCGAGAAAAGAAATAGCCTTATGTGCATTTACATTCCTCGTGTTGACATTAACTACCTTTAAATCAAAATCAGGTTGTCCATCAAGTAGTTCATACTTTCTGAAACCTGTTTTAATTTTCCATTGAAGGTCAGAATCTTTAGGATAATTTTTAGTCCAACTAACTGTTGAAGTTTTCATAAGTTTCTTAGCTTCATTGTTTAAAGGTAATATATATCTAAACTGTTTACCTTTTATCCTCTTTATATTTTTAAGAGTCATATAATCATCTGTTAACCAGAATACTTTCTTGCCTACAAGTTTAGCATTCTCTTCTAGTAATAGTCTAGTAGACCTGGGGTGAATCTTTTCTCCATCTGGCCCAATATATATATCAGTCCAGATATAACCACCATACCAGAAATTAAATGCTTGATATACATACCCTGCTTTACCTACAATCCCATCAGCCCAGGTATATAAAAACTTCTTTTCAGGACAGTTAAGTTTGAACCACTTAAAAACTTTGGATAGCATTTGAGTCTCCGAATTTCTGGGATAACTGTCATCCATACACATCTTACCAATTTCATAATAATCTTTACTCTCCAATGATGGAAATAATTTGTGAATAGTATTATAAGGTTGAGTACCCCAACCTAATGTTAATACTCCAGCCAATGTATCTTTATCATAGATACCCAGGTAATGCTTAGTTAATCTAGGCATTACTTTGGAGTAATGTCTTTCTTGAATAAAGTCTATTGCTGTATGAGCATCAAGCTCTACTATTTTAAAATCATATTTCATTTACAATCCTTACAAGCATTCTTAATTGAAAACCCTTTAACAACATTAGCAATCATTCTACATCGCCAGCATAGATATTTCATTAGTCATCACCTTTAATTTCTTTCATTTCTGCATAGTTGGTATCAAAATCCTCTACACCTTCAGGACTATTATAGTATTCTTCCAGTTGTTGTTTAGCATAATTTTCTAGCGCAGACATATCCATAGCTTCCACTATATATTCAACTAGTTCTTCTATTTGTTCTTCTTTAGTCATTACAAACGCATTCACCCGCTAACAAGTCACCATAACATTCTTCGCAATAACTACATTCAAGACATATCCATTCTCCTGGGACTGCACCAGTAAATGCTCCATCAGGCATCAAGTCTGTATTTTCATAACCTTCCGGTTCATCCCATTCAAAATCCTCTTTGCACTTACAACAATTAATTACCTGTTTATTCATCATCATCATCTGTACTCTCCACCATTTTAGTAATAGTAATGTTTGGTGTATCTACAAAACCTTGCCACGGTTCTAATACCTTTGACCAATCCCAAACATCTGGAGTATCCATATAATCTTTTTGTAATACATAGCCAACAATTTCTATTCTGTATATTTTATCTACCATTACTTCTTTACCTTACTGTAGTCTGATATATCTCTTATTGGATGAGTATACGGATGAGCTTCAGGTTTAAACTCTTCTGTTTCATCTTCATCATCGTGTAGGAAGAAGCCGGAAATCTCGTTTTCAGTAGGCTCAAACCAGTCATCAGGTAATCCTATCTTAAACCAGTATGTTTCTGAATCCCACTCCATACTCATGAACATGGATTCATCCGCTGCATCTTCAGGAACTATTGTACAATAAAGTAATGTCTCTAACTGAGTAAAGAAACTATCTATAGTAACCATGATAACCATACTCCTGTAGCTATTAAACCATTAGTTGCTATCATCCATAAGTGAATTAACATTGTCTTGTTCATTTCTCATCTCCTAAGTATCCTGCAAACTCCATCCCTGGTTCATCATAGAACCATGTGATATGTACATTAGGATGCTGTTCTTTAAGAGTATAGTATACACTTTCTGGTGGCCCCCACGGAGTCTCAAACCTGTATGTTAAATGATCTGATTCATCATCATCTAAAGAAATATCACAAGCATCCCATTTACTAGTCCAGTTCTCAATACACCAATCATACCAGTTATCAGCACCATACTTATCGTACAGTTCTTGACTCCTCTCTTGAGTAATGGGTAGATTACCTAAACACCATTCACTCTCAAGATGTTCTTCCTTATATGTTTCTATCTCAGCTTCAGTCATTATAGTAACAGGAGAACCTATCCCATGTAATTCATCAGGCATAGGTATGATAGCTTCAAAGCTGAAGAGTCTAGGGAACTTACCATTAACACCATCTACTTTTCTATGTACTTGGACTGCCTCCTTAAATGCTTGTACATCTTTTTCATCACCAGATATTGTTACTCTGTTGCTGCACCAATTAGGCATTGTTCTTCTCCTCAAATTCTACTGCTTGTAATACTGCTAGTTCTCCTTCTTTAACTTCGGGAGCAGCATATGGATTATTAGTAAGGTAATACTCAGCACGTTGCTTGGCTAACTCTAAGGAGGGGGCATACCCCACAAATCCTCCACCTCCTCCTACTGCTCTAGTGATACCAGGAACACCATGCCATAGATGTCTGTATTCAATCGTACCATCTTCTCTTTGACGATGACATACATACGACCATTTCTTTGCTTTATTCTCTAGCTTTTTTATGTCCATTTCACCAGAGCAAACGTAACAAGTATTCATTTTATCCTCTTATAAAATATTCAAATCTAATATCCACTGGGGGCCATATGGCCCCCCCAGTGGAACACAATTAAGTTACATCGTATGTAGCTGCTGTCATTTGTTCTGTTATTTCAGGTTCTATAACTAAACATTCTTCAAATACTTCATCATCTAATTCAGGGTCGCCATCATTAATTTCAACATAATCATAGGACTCCCACTTCACAATAGCTTCATCTTCAGTGTTAGCTTCAACTTCATATTCAGCAATTGAATGCCATAGTTTAGATGTAAAAATTTGCCACTTCATATGTTCTCCTATCCAAATAAGTTTTGAACTTCTCTTTGTACTGTTTCATGCTCATCAGTGTCAGTATCTGATAGTTTAATGTAATCTAAATATTCATCATCAGGGTCTTCACCATGATTAGCTATAAAATGTCTAGCTAATTCTTGAGAGGGGAATGTCATTATTGAACCATCATCCTCCTCTAAATAAAAATAACCATTTAACCCTATTATCCCTTCATCAGGGTCAACTGATGTTCTTACAACCCATTCTTTACCAGATATCATAACCCTCCTTTATTCTTTCAACGCATACTCCACAAAAATTTTCTTCAACAATTTCTAAACCTCGTCCACATACTTTACAAAAATTATTTACTTTTCGCCACAGCCTATATGTTTTCTTGTCTTCTTTTTTAGTAGGATTTTTAGCCAATACGCATACCTCTCCTTACCTTATGCCTAGTATAGGTACGTTTCTCTTGCCAAACGGGAAGAGGCCCACCCAGAAAGGGCAACAGATTTTTAACGTGTCCTATCATTATATCATACTCGCCATCAATTTTAGAGAAAGCCCAACCACCACTATCTACAAAGTAATCAGTATAGTCATCTAGTATATCTGTACGTAGATAGAAACTTTTAGCTCTAGTAATTAAAGACCTTATTCTTTTTTCAATACCCTTAGTTTTAGTAGCATCTCTATTATATTGAAGGGATGGTATTTCTCTAACTTTAATTTCTTCAGTCAATTCAAGAATAGAAATACCAACATTACCAATACTCCTACTATTAACAGTAGGCATCTCTCGTACATTTGTATCATGTTGTACCACCTTAGGTTTATTCTTAGAGCCTTTAGGTCTACCCATTAGGATGGGTACTCTATAATATCAAAGCTGGGCCTTCTTCGTAGTTCAATTTCATAGCAGAAGGATTCATTATTAATAATCTGTTCAATAATTAAATATGTCCTGCCTCCCATAACCTTACAGTCTATTATTTCCCCACCTATTAAAAGCTTAGCGGGTAATTCTTGTACCGTTGTCATATTTCTCCTCATAAAAGTATAGTTAGCTGGCAAAAAACCAGCTAACTATACCAATACTTATTTTATGTATTAACTCCTGACCCCAGCTTGTCGAGCTATCCCTTTATTAACTCTCCATTGTAGCCATGTTTGAGCTTGCAATACATTTGGATGAATACCCTTCATCTTTGCAGCCTTAGCATAAGCTCCCGATATTCTTTTATATATTACGGGAGAAGCCAACTTATTTAACTCATTTTCTTGTAGCGACCTACCCATATAGACAGCAGAAGCATGACGGTCTACTACCGTAGGATTATCACCTGTAGGATTTACTATAGCTCTATAGAACGGTACAACCTTACGGCCTTTGAGTACATCTAAAGGATTCTCTCCATCTAAAATCCGCAAAGCCTTATTGTTATTAACTGAAGTTTGACCGTTAGCATAACCTGTACCTATTAGCATATGGGCTAGATGTATATTGTCTCCCCATTCTGTTTGAGGGGATAAGGCTGAAAGAATACCGGCACCGACCTGTATTCTACCTACATCACCACGATACCCAGCTAACTTACCTAACCCCATAGCAATTTCATGTGCTTCAGGATACCATCTTGCTCCAATTGATTTACTATCTTCGCTTAATTCTAAGTTAAGAATATTTCGGAAACTACCTTTGACATCATTAGTCCGCTCTTTCTTATAGTTTCTCATAGTTCTGTTCTACTCCTTCGTCTATTATCGTATCTTTAAAATAATCTATTAGCTCCATAAACGGCCCTTTGTATTTACTCTGCTTAGTTTCATACAAAAGAGAATCATTTATAAAATGTAATTGGCTTACTCGATAGACCTCAATCAATGAGGAAAATGCATCACTTAATAAATCTTGTACCTCCATCCTACGAATCATTGCTTCAGCTACTAATGCTAAATTTTCTTCTGTATACTCCACAATTTCTCCAAGTAATAGGCTGGTGTTCAAAGAACCACCAGCCTATTATAACTAAATTTAAACTAGTCTTACTACAGAAGTACATGTAGATATAGGTTCATATCCATTCAAGATTCTAACACTATAATTGTTATAGTATCTTTCTCGACATCCAGCACAGAAACATGGGCTACCTTTAAGCAACCACTGTAACTGTGCATCTGCACTTTGGCTATTTACAGCATCAACTTCTGCTTCTATACCAAAATGCTTAGTAATATAATAAGCCATGATAACCTCCTAAGAATTTAAAATGGGGAATATCCCAATAGACCCATCGGCTTTAGTATAACCATATAATTCTTTATAATGATTAAGGGAATGATACCATAACACATAAGGTCGTTTGAGTAAATCATCTTTACACCACATCACAGCTTCTTCAGAAGCTCCATTACCTATAACCCCTTTAATTATATCCGTAGCCATCTCATCAAAGATAACATTGTACATGCTTATTCTTCATCCTTAATATATATATCACTATTTGATTGATAATTTTCGTAGCACCCTATACATACTAATTCATCTTCATCTCCTAATACTTGAAAATATGAAAAATCATCCTGCATGAATCCGCATAAGTAACATTGAAATATCCCTACATCAGAACTCGCTTTCATAATCTGTCACCGTATCTTCAAGCGTTTGAATTACGCTATCTAACTCTTGGAGTTGTTCAAGAAGATTATCTGTCGATTGAATACCCTCTTCTAATAAAGAATCCATTTCTTCTAATCGACTCTTCTTTTCTTCAATATCACTTTTAGTGCCTTCAGCATTATACCGTGCATCTTCAACAAAACTTATGAGTTCTTGTACCATATTACTGGCAGTCATTTTATTCTCCTCTATATTTTATAAACTTGTTGGGGTGTGGGACGAAGTACCCGACACCCCAACCCCAAGACGATTTAATTCTATCTGTTGTCTAAACTTTGGGATGTATCTCCATTTTTCATAAAACCAATTACATAAATCAATGAAGTATGGAAATACTCTAACTCTATATTCTACTCTATCAGTAAGGTAGAAGATTGACTTCTCTTTATGTAAGAAGAATCTTCCATCTTCAGCCTCCCAATAATTATTAGCGAGAGGATAGAATATAATATTATAATCCAAACTTTTCCATCCGATCAATATATTGTTTTAACCACATGCCTAAGCTAATTCTAAATTTAGCTTCTTCATTAGGGTCATGTATTTGAGCTTTGAATGCATAAGCTAATGCTAAATCAAACCCATTAATAAAATCAATTGGGTCATCTAATATGACTTCTCTTGCAAAAATTCTATGAGTTAAGAAAGTTTCTAAATCTTCTTCATCAAGGAATTCTTTAAAATAATTAAAGACATTATCATCCATCTTTCTTTAGCTCCTCTCTTAGCTCTTCTAAGTGTTTTTTGCATACTGTTAAGACTGTCCCTGGCCCCAGTTGAATGGAGCCAGAGACTATCATATTGCAGCTAATCATATCACATTTTTTTACTTGCATAATGCTAAAGCAGTCTTGAATGCCCTGCTTTTAGCTTCAGCTCTCATACCGAAGATAGCAGTAGCAGAATTAGAATGTCCTTTACGGAAGTCTTCAGTCTCTACTACAGCTTGCCATGCTCCCCAAGGAGTATTAGCAAGACGACTATTCTTATCGTTAAAGAATTGATACCTATCCCATGCACCATCACGGATAGCATTTACACGGTCAACCCTCTTTTCATATTCATCTTGATGATGTACTTTATCATTGAGAATAGAAAGCCAGACCTCTTTACTCACATCATCAGGAGTAATGTCCTGAGACAGGGTAAGTCTACGAGGCTTGGATGCTTCAGGATATGCAGAATCAATAATTGTTTTCGCTTCTTCATCATTTATCCTATACTCCGCTAGTGAATTCATAACAGGAATAACCTTTTCTTTAGCCTGCAACATGTTATTAAACAAGTATACATACCATTCAGTATCCTGATGGATAGTACGATTGTGCTTTAATGTTACAGATACCTTAGCTGATGCAAGGCCAGTGGTCAGAGTATTCTGACATACTACCCTTACTGGAGTAAAGGCTATGGATAATGCACCCATACCATCACGATGGTCAGTAACTAGGTAATACATGTGATGGTCTTCACCAGCAATGATACCTTCACCAGCATCAAGGGTCATGAATATCTTTTCACCATGCCCTAGAGCACCCATAGTTTCTACAGGATATTTTTCAGATATTGGATCTAACATCTTAGCCAACTCCCAAGCTTGAATAGGAGTCCATTCTTTACCTACCATTGAGAGTATCCTATCTTGTGGATCATCATCAGTAGGTTCACGTACTACTCCGAAATATCCAGATTCAATATATTGCCCATTTTCTAATTGAACAAAGGCGGGAAGTTTTCTAATCGGGAAACCAATTTTAGAAATTCGCATAGCTTCAGTAGCTGTCATATCTGCATCCATAACTGTGCCTACCCTATGCCATGCTGGAGTCCTACGACCAAAGAACCTATCACCGAATATATTAGCTGCCATAATTTATTTCTCTCCTTATCTTATCTAGATCTAGTAAACCCCTAGGGGGGTGGGCCGAATGGCCCCCGCCCCCCGATAGTAATAGCCTTATCTATTCAACAATATGTTGATAGTGTATACCTTTCTCAACTCTTAATATATATGCTTTCAGCAACTTGAATAATCCTAGTGGAATACCCATAGTATCCGCTATAAGTTGTTGACATTCCGAACAAGAATATCTAGCATCTTCACATTCTGTATGAAGGTATAGCTGATTTATGTGAGCTAATCCCTTTATAAAATTGTTAGATGGATGTAGTATTAATCTGAAAGAGACAGTCTGAATGAGCAACCCATCCATTAGTACTCCGTAATATACCCAGTAAAGGTATAGGAGTACACATGGATAGGGGTGGATTTGATACTCGTTTTTTACAAACCATACAGCTATTCATACGACTGTCACCTCCTAGAAAAAATAACGTTTGATAATTTCCGTGATATAATTATACCACAATCCTATTAAATTTCATCCTCTAGAATAGAAACAGATTTTTTATTGGGAGTAAATGTTCCTAATACATCTTTAAGTTGCTGACTAACATGATACTCAGTTCCATATAGAGCGTTATATATCTTCCGTTTAAGATTATAACCAACCTGTTCCCCGCCTATACACACATAACTTTGTGCTAATTCTCTAAGACAATATAAATCTCCTTCAGATACTGATACTTCTGCTTCCTCCCCATTGTTTTCTTTATCTATAGTATATAAAACAGCGATAGCAATTTTTTCAATTAAATCTACTGGGGCTGGTAATTGAGCAGTAGCTATCATTGGTCGCATGGTAGAGAACATCCCCTCTCCTTGAGAAGTTTCTAACATCATAGTTAAACTATCATCTATATATATAGCTTCATTACGAGTTAATGTTAATATCTTAGTGGGATTGTCAAAAAATTCTTTATCGTCGTACATTTAAATCCTCCTAATCACCTAACATTTCTGTTAAGTCATCCCTTAAATCCGCTAAATTCTTACGAAATTGATCTTCTTCCTTTTCTTTATTTGAATCCTTACCTTTACCCCGCTCTTTATATTGATTATCAATCCGTCTAGCTTTATGTTTTCTTAATTTTTTTCTATCTCTATTTACCCACTTAGTCATGGTAACTTTGTAAGTTCCGCATTAACATTGTTACGATGCCAATCAACTAAACAGTATCCGCATATGGGGCCGCTATTATAATCTGGATTACTTTCAACTGCAATCACCAAAGGATTATTTGACTGAAACTCGTGTCCTCTGGGACAACGATAATTGACACTCCCCTCCCCATCATCATTCTCATCAAGATAATGATAAGGAGCTTGAAGAGATTGCCCAGGATTTTCCTGACAACACGGATGCCAATGATTCTTAGATATATTATTTATACCAACCACACTTCTCTTATTCATTATTATCCTCTGTAACTCCTTGTGAATCTAATATGATACTCCGCAGAGCATCCTTACGACGAGCCTCTCTACGAGCCAATGCTTTATAATAATCATCCTTCTTATCATACAAAAACTGTAGTTCTTGATGGTCAAAGAATTCATACAATCTATCAGGATGGGTACTGAAACCCATCCATGTTTGTACATCAAGACCAAAACCTAATTGAGTTACTGTAACTCTACTAGTCAGACCTAGTAAATGTCCTTCACCACCGTGGAATAATCCTCCACCAGAGTTACCAAATATGCTAGAAGCATTCTGCATAAGGTATGCCTTCTGGTCAATCACTTCTCTAAGATAAGTAATAGTACCAGGATTAGGGAATGGGTCATGTAACAACGAACACCCACTAACCCATACAGGGTCAAACAATTTTAGGTCTGAAATTTCATCTCTAGGAATAATAGATGCTACATTTGCTAGAGGTCTAGTATTACTATTAAGTTTAATAGCAGCCAAATCATGATGCTTATCATATGCTATAATTTGACCAGTAGTTGAATTAGCAGAAACAACTTTACTACCATCATAGTCAAAGACTTCAATGACTACTTCATCAAGCACATCACGTTTAACTTCTCTCTTAAGAATTGCATCCCACTCATCCCTAATTTTAATTGCCCCATCAATAACATGCTGGCAAGTCAAAAGAATATTAATGAACTTACCTTTGTCCTTAGGGTCAGCTTCACTATAAATTAAAACCCCGCTACCCCCTGCTTGACCAGCCCTAACTCGCACTACAGGATATAGTACTTTATCATGCAATGTTGCAGAATCCATATCTCCTCCTTACTTAATAACGAATTTCGTAAAGACTATCATCTTTACTTATGTTACTCTATATTATACCATACTATCTCCTTTTTACTACTAGCCAAGTATAAGGGCTATCGCCCCTATAATTAACAATACCCTAAAAAACTTAGCCGCATCTTCTATAATCATTCTCTCACCTCAATAAAGATTTTGCTGTTGTGTGTATCTTAAGCCTAGCTTCCTCTATCTTAGGATTAGGATACCAATATTTATCTTTTCGCCACGTTTGTTTTGCAACATGTTTTAAAGCATAAGTATAATATCGTCCATGAGAAGTACCTGGAAGTTTACAACCATTAGCTAGGATGTGGGCAAACTCATGACGAGCTACTGATAATGTTGCTATGGGGTCTACTATTATCCATGAGGATATTTCAATTAACTTATCACTGTATGTTAATGCCGCCCATCTTGGGCCACAAGAAGGAACAATACACACTACAGGTTTTTGAATAGAAGTTTTATTCTCCTCTAGCAATTCTTGTACTGTATCTTTACTTAACAATGCTTCAATATAATTATCAATTTCATTGATTTTCATTGACGCAACCTCCTAAAAATTTAGTCTTTTCTATTATATCATAAACAACAACGCCGTGATAATTCTTTCGGTCACGGCGTAGTTGCAGATGAAGATCACCCCCTTATCACTTAGGGTCTATATCTAACAGTTTCATACCCAACGCTATTATACCTCCTGCACACATAGATGAAATTTCAACATGGTCTATCCGTAATCCCCATATAGCGATCACCCCCAATGCTATAATAGCAATAAACATTTGCGGTCTGAACATTACTTACGTCCACCTACTACCTTCCCCTGCTTGGCACAGGGAGTACACATTGTACCAGCCTTAGTAGTCTTTGCATGTTGCTTTCGACTACAACCTGGGCAACGTACCCAACTCTTTCTCATATCTCTCCACCCTCATTAAAATAATATTTCCACTGTTCTTCAGACATATGATGTAATGCCCATTTAGAACGAGCTTTACATTTTTCTTTCTGTCCACATACTAGTCCTATACATACTCCAATACATACTATAGTTGATACAATAACCTCCATGATTTCTATTCATCCTCCCCATTTTTATTAGCGCAATCATCACAACAATCACAATCACAAGTGCATCCATCTTCACACTCACAAAGACCTCTAAGTTCTTGTGCATGGTCATTACAGAAACATCTGTTTGGATGACACTTCTCGCAATCACACACCATGCAATTGCATTCACGTTTCTCCCCAAGAGATGCTTGGTCACATGTACACTCTTCACATGTACAATCTGAATCTTTAGGCCATAATTTTATCTGCATACTTTCACCTCCATGTCTTATTATACCAAAAAGGAGGGGGTAGTCAAAAGAACTACCCCCTCCATTATATCATAATCGCCAATAATTAAAAACCTTGGCGTGTATTTAGTCTCCGTTTTGGGCCTCTAGAAGTTTTAGGTACTCCCTGCCTGCCTAAATCTGTCCTCTCTCTATCCGCAGTAGTGGGCGCAGGCCGCCCCCCAGTGGGTGGGCGTATTGATGAGCCATATTGCTTTGCCATCCAGGCCATAAATACCTTTGCTAGATTATGAGTAGCCTCATCTATATGAGATAGACCCAACTCTTGCCCAGCCTCGTTAACCACCCACGGTGGTTTATTATTAATGGGCATCCCTCAATCATCAGTCTCAGTCTCCACTACAGGCACATATCGACCAGCCTCAGGCGGCACCTCTGAGGGGAATCCGTATTCCCTTAAGAGTTGCTGATGCTCCGATTCCCTCCCACCTAGATTATCTATAGTGTGCATAGCCTCAGACTTTAAGAACGATTCCAACACAGAAGATTTTTTCATGTCTCGTTCCGATTCCCGCCTAGCTGCATCATCTGGGTCTTCCTTTGGGGGAGTTCTGGGTCTTCCTTTGGGGGAGTGAACTGACGGGGGGTCTTAATCTTATCAGCTCTGGTATGGAAAGGTTCCTGTTCAGTAGATGCAGGCTCTGACCCTCCTTCACCATTACCATTACCATTAGCTTTAAGTAACTGTATCATCTTATTAAGATTTGTGGCATTCATATTAGCTTCCTCACGTTCAATCTCAGCCGTATATTCTTCAGGATTCCTTCGCCATCCAGGGAATTTTAAATCTAATCCAGTGGGGCCGTTCATTGCCGTATCACCTAAGTCTACTGTATAAGAAAGTTTTTCCATCCAGTTCTGAAAAGACTTGGCAAAATCAACTGACCCATCATCACTCAGTACCATAATCTCTCTGACATTATTTTCATTTTCTAATACAGGAGAGTCATCTATAGGATGGAATACACTACACCAATCTCCAGGGTCTATATACCCATTAACTACATCACATGTACTCATTCCAGCATTAAAATATTTACAAGTACCACACATGATTCCCGCATTTTTCTCAATTTCGGAAGCATCTCTATATTGTACTTGGTCTTTACCAAGCTTACCAGTTTGTGTCCCTAGTTCATCTAGATGGTTATGGTCTTTAGAAATTAAACAACTGCCATCAATACACGTATCAGTTTTGGGAATATACATTCCTTTCAAAACATCGAAGCCAGCATTTTGATTTACACCCGTCTCACAAACTGTAACTTCTGCTAGTTCCATTTCGTCTACTTGCATATAAGGTTGTAAACCTTTCTGCATATTCTGTACTTTAATTGCACTTCCCGCAATAGAATAACTTTTAAGCTTTCCCTCATTGATTTGTTCAATAACTCGTTTAGCTATACGTGTATCATCTCTGACTTCCGTAATAAAAAATAAACCTTGGTCATTTACACCAGACTTAAATATCTGACCACCCTTAGAAATAT